CTCCCAACCCTCTTTCTTGTACGCCTCCACCTTGGACAGCGGCACATACATGGTTGCCTCGCCGCATTTCATCAGGACAAGTTGCTGATCAGCCATTGCGCGCCTCCTATCCGAGCAGGATCGCGATCGCCTCGGGCTTGACAGCCTTCACGCCCCAGGCCAGACCAACTTCGTACGCGATCCGGCGGCGCTGGCGGTACATCGCAACCTGGAAGGTGATGCCGGTCTGCTCGTCGGTGATGGCGAGCACGTCATCGGCCGCGTCACCGCCCTCGGGCATGGCAGGCTGGCGCATCATCAGGTGGATCGCCGAGCGGCTGAACGCCAGGTTGGCGGCATAGGATGCAGCCGCGGAAACTGGATCATTATTGACCCACGCGACCTGGATACCCGGATTCGCCAGGACGATATCTCCGTCGCCATCACCGGCAAAGCCGGTCTTCACGACGTACTTGTTGGTGTCCCGGGACGTTTTGGTGTTGGTGAGCACATCACCTGCCAGGATCGTGCCGGTCCCGGTGTCCACATGGATGGTCTTCGAGCCGATCGCATAACCGGCGGTCAGATCCACCAGGTAGCCGGATTCGGTCCCACCGGTGTGGGTCTTGACCTGGGCGCTCTCGCGCACATCAAAACCCATCAGGGGCAGGAGCAGACCGCGGCGGAGCAGGGTATTGTCCCCGCTCTCGTTCGCCTTCCACAACTCCACCAGGCTTCGCAACGCGACGCCCGCTGTGGTGTTGAGCACCAACTGCAGATCGCCGAGCGGAGCACCGTTGTCGGCCAGGATCTTATAGAGCTGCGCCATGAAGGCCAGCTTGTTGGTGCTGTCGAACGGGGTGGTGCCTGCGGTGCCATAGGCACGCGATGCCGCCACGTACAGTGCGGCAAGATCGGCTTCGACCTCGTTGGTCAGGGCGCGCATCGCCTGCACGAACTGATCCTTCAGGATCACATCGTACAGACCGCCGAGCGCCTTCTGTTCCTCAGCCTCCCAAAAGAAGGTCGCCGAGCGGACCTTGCTGATGGTCATGGTATCGGAGCCCTGCGTGCTCGCGCTGGGGTCGGGGCCGGTGGCTGCCGGGGCAATATCCGCCGCTGCCAGGGCAGGCACGACCGGGTAACGGATCGTCTGATCCTTGGCTGCCATCTCGCCGCTTGCATCGAGTGTGACGGCAGGGATGAAGCCTGTCAGCTCGCGCAGGATCTGGTCCTTGGCGGCATAGATGGTCGGGATGAGATTGGTAAGGGTGTTGGACATGGGTTAATACCTCGCTTTCGCTAGTCTTCGAGTTTGCCGCCGCCCTTGATAAAGGTCGCACGGTCACTGGGGGAAAGCGCGATCCAGTCGGAGCGCTTCATCATCCTCGGGGATTCATCATCCTCGGGGGTGGCAGGGGCATCGGAAACGGGAACGAAGCGTTGAGCCACGTCACTGCCGGTATTCGCCTTCTTCAGGGACTCGTACAGCTTGGTGGCGGCGTTGAATTTGGCTTGTGCAATATCCAGCGGTTCTTGCAGAGCCAGCGCCTTTTCTTTCGCCTCATCCGTTCCCTCGCGGAAAAGCGTGTCGATATCGTTCGCCACGCGCTTGACATCCGCATCCGCCGTCACAACGGCATCGTAGTAGGGTTTCAGATCAAGCATGGGAATTACTCCTTTTCCAAAATTTGGTTGACACGTTCACGCAGGCTCTGCGCCGTGCGTTCCATCTCCGCATCCAGGGGAGCGCTGGACTCCACCACGGGCGGTAGATTAACAGATTGAATGGCCTGCATCACCGCAGGCGGGACATGATCATAGGTCTTCAGGCAGTTCACAAATCCAGCCTGGACCGGCTTTGCCTGCCCGGCTTGGATGACCTCATCCGCAAAACCGAGCTCGACCGCTTCACGCGCGCTCATCCAGGTCTCTGCTTTCATCATTGCCGAGAGCTTGTCCTCGGGGAGACCGGTCCGTTCCGCGTAGATCGGGACAATGCCATCCTTAACAGCCATCAGCTTATCCCGCAGTCCGGTCAGGGTGTCGATATCCAGTTGCGCCATAAGAACCATCACGGCTGGATCATGGATCATCATGTATGCCGAATTCATCATCTTCACCCGGCTGGCTGCCATCACCACCGCCACCGCCGCACTCGCAGCGATACCATCACTGCGCGCCGTTACCGGGCCCGGATAATCGGTCAGGATAGCCCGCATCCGGGACGCCGCGATCACATCCCCGCCCGGGGAATTGACCTTGAGCAGCACCGGTTTGCCTTTTCCGATTTCATAAAGCTGGTCTTTGAACAATTTCGGGGTGATCTCATCCCCAAACCAGGAGAATTCCGAGATCACGCCATCCAGCTCCAGTTCGGTCAGGCCGCTTTCGCTCTCCCCGGAGCTCACAAACCGCCAGAACGCCTCATGCGGCTGGGCGTTTCCATCGAAACAGCGGATCGGAGCATGCCCGGATTCCCGAAGTGCGGCACCGGATTCCCGAAGTTCTACTTCGGGATGTCGAATTTCTACTTCGGGATGTCGAAGTTCTACTTCGGGATTGGGATTAGTCGTTGCCATTGGGAGTACCTCCTCGATCGATCGGCAGGATATTGCCTGCCATGTAATAGCGGTCCCCATCCGGGTACGCGCTCATGTCGTCTTTTTCCCGGGCTTCATTCGGGGTCATCATGCCATTCTGGATTCGGACCGCCATCGCGTCTGCCCGCGCCTTGCTGTCCATCCGAAGCAGAGACTCGCGCACGAACTTGAACTGGTGATTGGATTGCTCGTCCTGGGTCAGCCATTTAATCCGGGCAGCTTCCTCCCACGGCACCAGGTACGAATCCAGCGTCCCCTGCAGGTACTCGATATATTTTTGCTCGTTGCTGTTGTAGGCTTCCTTGCCCCGGTTCAGCATGTGCTCGCTCAGCCCGAAGAAATTGCAGATATCCCGGTCGGTCGCATCGATGCTCTCCAGGAACTGCGCATCCTTCAACTGAATATCGATCGGTTGGTATTCGGCGATTTTTTTATCAAATACCGCCAGGCGGTACGCATTTTCAGACCCGCTGAGGGCCTCTTCGTACGCCGCCCGAACTTTCTTTCGCTCGTCCGCGCTGAGATCGCCTGCCATCTTGATGTACGCCGCAGGCATGTATCCCTGGGAAAAGAACCGGCTCTGCGTCTTATTGGAGGCCAGCCTGCGCCCGAATGTCTCCCGCGCAAACGAGATCACACCGCGCCCCATGAAACCGGTCGCATCCGGGTTGATCAGCAGGTGCAGGATTTCCACCGCCGGGATATAGGCAACTTGATTGTTGGTGAACTTATGCTCGTACCATAGGTTACCCTGGGGATCGAAGACTGGCCGGGTTTTATTGGCAGGTAGCATCAAAAGCTGGGCAGGCGAAATGGACGGTTTCCAAATATAGGCGTTCCCATACCACAACTGCCAATCGATGGCTGCCTTCTTAAACAAGAATGGAGTCCAGCCCCATTGGTTGGGAGATACCTGCAGCAGGTAGGCTATATTCCGGGTCACCGCATCCGGTTGAACCTGCTGCTTGTTCCTGCCATCAAATTCCAACAGCTGGAACGGCATCTTGGCGACATCGTCCGAAATAATGTTGGAAGCCCGGTATGCCGTGGCAATGGCCTGGGCTCCGGCAACCGAAACCGGTTCCCCGGATTGAGTTTGGTATCCATAGGAAGGCGCGTAATCCGGCCGCGGTGTGGCGCCGGTGTCTTCCTTGACCTTCGACGGTCCCTTGAATAATTCACTCAGTATCATGTCGAGCCTTTGCCTTTCCGACCATCACGCTGAAAACGATCAGCAGAATGCCAGCCACGATCCAGGTGACGACCACATTCCACATGGATAGCCCATACACGATGCAGCCGCATCCAATCAGGAACAGAATGTCGTCGATAAACTTGGTCAGCAGCTTCATTCGTACGCTCCAAACAAACTCACCAGTGGACCGCTCATCGCGCATAATCGCTCCGGATGCAGCACGCTGTTGCGGCAATCCTCCACCCAGGGACGGGTGTAGAAATCCAACGGCATGTCGAACATGGGCGAGTGATAGGTCGATGGTGGGCAGTGCTTCACCGGTCCCTGGTAGCAATCCATCCCACACAGGATCACCGGATCGCATCCCAGCCACAGCCCAAACCACGCCGCCGTGTTGCTCGAAAAATGTCCCGTCCACACCGGCACATCGAAGACGATATCGGTCGTCGGCTCCGGGCTGACATGGATCGCCCTGTGCTCGCGCACAGCTTGTTCCTGCAGCGGGTTGGTGTCAGGCGTGTCGTTATAGACCATGAACTCAGGGTCACGTCCAAGGATCTCCTTGGTGTGATAGAAGCCGTGATAGTTCACAGCGATCAGCACCGCATCCTTCGGCACACGCGCCAGGTCACCCGGCAGGCTGGGACCGCCTCCCAGCACAGCAGCCGGGCGTCCACGAAACACATCCCTCCATGCAGACATCCATGAGCCATCGCCAGATCGGACTGCTGTGATTAATCCCGCCGCGCCGAGGCGGTCTCTCTCCGCCAAAGATCGCAGGCTGTCAAATAGGTCAGGAGTCGCTTCTGGCATGGCTCACTTAAAAACCAACTCGATCTTTCCCATCAGCAGCGCCCCGATGAAACCCAGGATGCCCAAACCGATGGAGCTGAAAAAAAACATACTCACCTTGTAGAACGTCAGCACCGGTTGCAGCTTTTCGACCCAGTCATAAATATCCACAATGGCACTGAACAACAGCACATCCCGCGTATTCGGGTCAATCTGCCCGCCCTTCTCGATCACATCTCGAATTTTTTTAAGGACCTCATTGTTCCCATTTGCCATTTTGCCCTCGACCTCAATTCCAGATTTGATTCCTACAGCTCAACGATCAGCGGTTTTTCCGGGATGTATGGATATGTGATGCGCGGATCCCCAGGCCAGGATTTGACCCTCACCCGCGTCACCATGTTCTGCCGCAAATGCAGCCCGTTCCAGGTCATAGTCGGCATGCTCGGTTCCCTCGACAGACACAAATACGGCACCAGGTTTCCCTCGCCCTGGGGAAATTCGATTATTTCGAATATCCCGTTGGGACAATCTATCTCCGGCCGTGGTGTTTTATCAATCACACGCGGGGTGCATTGAGTGGCGATGTGGTAGAGAAAAAATCCGCCGTACTTTACCAACAGGTCAACGGGCGGAGCCGGTGCGAGATAGTCCAGGCACCACACCCTCTCATAGTTTCCGTCTGTCCCCGCAGACCACATATAATTGCCACCAGTGGTAATCCCTTCCTGTTCATAGGGATTGTTGCCTGAGCCAAATCCCGTCACCGGGTCGTAAAAGCCGGGCGAATTCCAACCTACTCCATTGTTGATAAACCTATCGTGGGTATGGAGGTGTAAATACCATTCATCCATGCGATTCTTGGGGGTGTGCCCCATCAACCAATCATCATTTGGTCCAATCGGTATCGGGGGATCAGTCATAAACCTTTTTGGTGCATAATGTTTTTGTAGATCGTAGGATAACTTCGCCCACTCATAGGTCATTTTGCAACGGTCAGAAAATCTAAACTTGAACGCCTGCGGCAGGGTGTACCGCGTCCCATACACGCGCGGTAAATAACCAACTGTCACGAAACGCCGCGGATCGTTGGCTTCAAAATCATTCCTCAACCCGACAACATCCCCAGGCGGCATTATTGGAACCGGCTGACTGATCACCGGTGCCGCGTACGAAACAGACACCTCCTCGAAGCGGACCACTCGCAAACTACCGCGCAGATCAACCAGTTTCGTCATGCTGCCTTTTTGAAAACAACCTTCGCCGCATCCAGGTGATCCGGCACATAAATCTCGCCGTCCACGGTTGCGCTCGATAATTCCAGTGTCACCTCTGCATCGGGCATCGGGACCGGCACCGCATCGATCATCCACTCCGGGCGGATAAAGCCGTTCGTCTCACCGATCGCCGCCCAACATTCCGGACCCGGCAGCACCAGGTCAACGCCCGCCCGGCGTGCCGCCTTCAAATGCGCCCAAAAACCGGAGACCCGGTCATACTGCACCAGGTCCCCCGCCTTCAGAAACGACGCTCCGATGATGTTGGTCGTCACTGACGAATCCGGCGTCGAGCGCACATTCAACCCGGCGGTCACGACCGTACCGATGGAAATACTCATAGGGTTCTCCTCGATTGGCGGTTCGGGTTCGACAGGTACATCTTCGCCAAACCACGCCGCCAGTTTTTCCATTGTCCAATTGGTCCAATTGGTATCCACAAACTGCTTGCCGTTTTTCACTCCCCACTTTGTTGGTTCCCTCG